GTTCGGCTCAAGGTTTATATCTTCGCCATAGATTACCCGGTAGCCCGCCGCCAGCTCGTCATAGATTTCCTGAAAGGTCTGTACCTGAATGCCGTCTGGCGTGAATCGTGGCGCTGTCATGCGGTGAGCTCCAGGGTCTGCAAATCTTGTTGCGTGAAAACGTCTGTGTACTGAAGCTCGATTGTAACACCCCTGCTGCTGTTTCGCTTAATTATGCCTAAACGCTGTATTGAAATAACGCCCTCGGTTTGCAGCACGGTTGATTCCACGGCTCGAATGATGCGCCGCTCGGTGCCAAGATTGCCGAGCAACTGAAGCCAGTCAACACCCGCTTGCGTGTTCAGATACCAGTCACCTTTAAATGACCGCAGCCGCGTTAGTACGTTTTGCGCGATAGCTTTCGAGTCGCGCTTGTACACTGCGCGGCCTTTTCCGAATCGCCAGTCTAGGTTGTTGTCTAGTCCGCTGACCTGCATTATTGCGGTCCTCCTGTGTTGCCCGGCCCGGTGTCTACGCCGCTGTGAGTGTGTGTACCAAAGTCTATGCCGCCGATAGTTGCCGTTGCCACAGTTAGCTTGCCTGTGCATGTAATGTTTCCATTAACTTGCAAGTTGCCTGTAACAGTTAAGTCGCCTACCTGCGTCCGGTCGCCCTGGTGCGTATAGTCACCATCCTGGTTCGTATCGCCAGTCTGCTGGATTACACTTGGTATGGTAATTGCACTGGCCAAGGGATTGACGCCTACAATCGCCAGGCCGTCGCTGTAGTCGTGCATTCTAAATTCAGCTGGGCTTTGAAAATCTGCCCCGTCGTACCAGCGATCAAAGCAACGCTCTGTAAGGATCAGCAAGCAGTAATCGCCGACGGCTATCGGGTACGCTGTGTGGCTTCCTCCGCCTTGCATAAATACAGGCGGAACCATTGTGAACTCCGGTAGTTCAATAGACCGGCCAGCCACCACGCGATTAATAACAGGCTGGACGCTGATGGTTTTGGCCTGCACCGCCGTGACTTTGGCAATGGTGGCAGTGTGCAAGTTGGACAGTGCCTCGCCAATGGCGTCGTTCAGAACGTCTGTCAATTCCCGCTTCGCTGTCATATAGATTTCGCCTCTGCGGCCAGGGTGCCGGTGCAGCTCTGTTTCCACTCATCCCCGTAATTGTCGCCGCGATAGTTGATTGTTTCAATTTTGTAAATGCCGTCCAGGTGCGGCGCTGTTGAACTTTTAAGATTAGCAAGACCGCCGATCTTTATAGCTGGATTCATCAACGTCTCAAACGTCACCAGTTTGCTATCCCGTGTTGGTGTGCTGATCATCCCGGTTGCCGCACTCACTACCGGCACGTACCTGCTCACAACCTCGTCGTCTTTTATGGCGTAAAGCTGTTCATCATCTATATAACACGTTTCATTAGGTCCCATCATTTCCTCGATAAGCCGCGCACTGTTGCCGATTAGCACCTTGGGTCGCGTCAAAGGCGGACGCTCGGTGATCTTGCCTATTTTTGTGCGTGGCATATCTGCGACGCACGCATCTATCGCCCTGCGCCCGCCCTCGACCGTGCGGGCGGTGAAACTATGCAGCGAATCCTTGCCGCCGTCCAAGCATTCCAGCGAGGTAATGATGTCCGGCCCCTGCCGTGCATTACCGCCGGTCTGGACTGTGCCCTTGAAAATCATTTCTACACGGTCTTGATAACCGACAAACAGCGCAACCGGGATTACTTTCTCGCCCTCTTCGGCATCTTTAACAAGAGACAATCGTTTGGACTCTGCCAGGTTGGTAATCTGTATATTCATTTTGTTAATGCCACCCCGGATAGACTTCGTGATGTCGAAGACAATTTGGATCGGCGGCGTTATCTCAATGTTGAGACCTCCGGCGGTTATTCTGAGGATATAATCGCGGCTAAATCTTGGAGTGGTCATCAGAACTGCACCTCTACTCCACGGAGCTGCTCCATATCCGCCGCCTCCAGCATGTAAATATTACAGCGTCCGCCGCTGAAGTCCTGCCGCGTGAATGGATCAATCCCGTTTCCGCTGCGGTCAATACAGATAAAATCAAAGGGCTGATTCTGGCTGAGCATGTGCAATACGCCCACGGATAATTTTAGACCGTAAACCACCGTGTCGCCGAACTCCGCATCGAACATCCATATTTGAGTGCGCGGGTAAAATCGCAGCGTGAAGATGATCTCAGACTCTTCAAAAAGGATAGTGTGCCGCTGGATAGGCTCTGCCGTTATGTTTTGCAGTCGTCTCATTCTGGAATCCACCCAAACATTTGCCCCAAATTGGTAGACAAGCTCTCTTCCACTTCCTCACCTTCCTGCGCCCCCTTGTCCGTCTCGCCGTCAGTCTGGCCGTTAGTGGCAATGGCTGCGTTCTGAGCGGCTGTAGTCTTTGTGAATAGGGTTTGCGCAATGCGCACTTTCTGCGCCTCCAGGTTAAAACTGATCGCCTTGCTCTGGTTATCACGTGTGACCTCAAGCGATGTAATGTACATATCGGTGTAGTTCTTGAACGACGTGCTGATTTTGATTAGCTTATCAGTCGCTTGAAGACCTTCCATTTTTTTCAAAAACGCCTCGATATTGGTTTGGGCTTCGCTGTCTTGCAGCCCGAGGTACTTTGCTGCGCCCTGCGTTGCGTCTATTGCAGCATCCACCCGGTCAACCGCGTTGGTAAAGTCATTGACTAGACCCGATACTCGGCTAAGCTGTGCCTGCGTGCGCGCCGGGGCGTATTGAGTGATATTTCCGACCTGCGTTTGCGCCTCTTGAAATGCGGCCACCGGTGCGCTTGGCTGCGCGTAAACGTCCGATACGTTGCCCTCTATGCTGACCGTAAGGGGCTCTCGGATGATGTGATCGTTTACGTGGGTGCCGTCTTCCAGGAATGTCGTAGGCACTTTGGCAGAGCGGCTGAATTTTTCGCTTATCTGAGCGAAAGTTGTAAATCCCCCGATGCCGACGGTTTCCGCATCAGTATCTGGTTCGCCTGCAAATTGCCCATTGAGATAATCACGAATCCCTCCGGTTTTATAATTTTCCGTTGCGTAATCGACAATGCTGGCCATTAGCTGCCTCCCCTGCCACGTGTCTGGGTCCGTGCGTCCTCAAGATGCCGCTGTAGTCCGTCGGACGCGGCCTTACCTGCACGCTCGGGATCTAATGTTTTGATCTCCATGTTTATGTTCTGTTCGACACTGCTCGACGTTCCTCCGACGTTCGTTACAGCGCCGCCCGGCTGCATGGCTTGCGAATGAGACTGGGATGTTGGATCAGATACTGGTGTTGGCATTGGAGCTCCATCTTCACCGGATTCTTTACCGCCGAAAAGCCCCCCGACCCAGTTGCCAACGTCACCCGCTATATCCGCAGCGCCCGACGCCACGTCACCCGCTATATCCGCAGCTCCCTGCACCGCATCCCCAGCTCCGCCGATAAGTTTAACGGCCCAGTCCGGCAAAATATCCAGAGCCTTTTGCTTCAGCCAATCGAACACTCCCCCAAAAATACTCCTAAATGCTTCGGCCCACGAGTCGATTATTTCCATGAAGCCTTCGCCGATTTTATCAAAACCTTCGCTGAAATTGCCTGATAATATATCCCCTATGCCTGAGAATATTTTTACCATTCCGCTAAACACTCCAGTAACTAAATCTGTTACGACTTTAAATGCTTCTTTGAATCCTGACACTATCGTTTTCAGAACCGGCTGAATATCAAAGCCCAGGAACTCTTGAAAGAAGTCTGCAATGACAGACTCACCGCCTTGAAATGCTTTTGTCAGATCATTAACTGCCCATAATATGCCGGCTACCCCGGCAATGATGAGGGTTATAGGTGATGTTATCAGGGCAAGTGCTCCCGCAAATATTGTAGGGCCAACAGTAGCCGCAACGAACGCGGCACCCACAACGGCAATCAACGGCGCTATCGGTTTCAAGGCATCGAATATGATTTTTGCGCCACCCAGTATCCCGCCGACGACCTCTTTAAAGACCGCAACAATATCCTTAAGCAGCGGCTGTATATCCCAGCCGAAAAATTCCTCGAAGAAGTTTGCAATAACCGAATCGCCGCCTCGGAAAGCTACGATCAGATCATCAAGAACGAGTGCGATAGCTAAAATCCCGGCGGTAATTAAAACGGCAGGAGAAAGTACAAAACCAAGCGCTGCTGCGAATCCAGATGTGCCGATTGTCGCTATGGTAAACGCCGCGCCAGCAGCCAGGATAAATGGTGCCAGTCTTTTGAGCGCGTCAACCAAGTCGACGACAAACTCTACAGTTGCCTCCACGCCATCAACAATCCAATCGTTGTTTTTGGCGAGCAAATCGCTGAAGCCCTCCGCCAGGCCTTCAAGCTCCGGCACAATAGCAACGGCAATTTGGTTTTTAAGTCCGCTCATTGCAGAATCCATCTCCGAGATGGATTCGTTATATTCTTTCAGCCCTTTTTATCTTCTGGAGATAGCGTGATACCCAGGTCACGAGCGCGCTGCTTGAGCTTATCTGTCTCCGCGCTGGTCTGGCTGAGCATGGAAATCAGGCTGGGATCAATACCGAGCGCCTCGGCATAGCCCTGTTGCTCGCTCATTGATAGGCCTAGCCGCTTAAAGCTGCTCCCCAATTCACCAAGGATTGTATCAGTGCTTTTTACGTCGCCATTTGCATTGCGAACGCTAATACCGAGCCGGGAAAATTCCTCACTGCCCTTCTGTGCTGCTTCGCCTATCTTTGCGCCTAGCCCGCTAAGGGATGATTCGAGCGCTTGGGCGGATGACCCGGACTGCTCTGCTACGAAGGATAATTCCTGAATTGACGCGACAGCCACGCCTGTCTGTTCGCTGAGATCGAACAGAGGTTGAAGGGACTGACTAACCCCAGACGCCCACTTAGCGACAGCAAAGGTGGCAGCGCCGAATGCTGCGCCCATCGCGCCGAGAAGTTTGATGCTTCTGCCGAGGCTGTTGTTATAGTCCTTGAGGGGACCGGTGGATCCTTGGAACGAAAATTTTGTGATCAATTCTGTAACTTCAGCCATTATCGCTCCCTCTGCGCTTGTTCCATCCGGTATTGTTCAATCGCGGATGTAATTTCTTGATACTCAACTGCGTCAAGGAAGTCTTGCGTGTCCATCTTCCTGACTTGATCCAGCGTCCCGTAGCCATATCGAACCAAGGCATGCTCAATCATTGATTCATTCGACAAATTGCTGTATGCAATAAGGCTCGGTTCAGACAGGGGCGCTGGGACCGTTAGCCGCCACTGCCTCCGCCCAAAAACGGGTATGAAATCGCGCCAAGCATGGTGGTTATGAAAATAACATAATCCTCTGGCTGATCATCCCAAATGTTCGGAATCTTGCTGATCTGCGCACCCTCAAACAGCACCGTATCCATGATGACTTTTTCCACTGGCTCAAACTCCGCCGAGTCGAGAAAGGAAAAATCGCCGTTCTGGATCTCACGCTGCTTTTTGGTGAAGAACGCAAAGACACGACGCCGCTGCTTATGCGTCATTTTAGTCAGCGTGTACTCGCGCCCGCTCGGTAGCGTTGCCGACTGATCATCGTGGACGTCCTTCAGCATCGCCAGTGCTTGCGTTCTTTCTGATTGTGGTTCGGTCATATTGTCACCTTATAGGTTGCGAAATGCGTTGCGGAATCGAATCACGTACTCCTGAACAGCGTTGCCGTCAGTGCCTGATTTTGTGCTTGTCGGCTGAGTCGTTACGCTGCCAAGCTCCAAGCTCCAAGACTCCACGCCGTCGGTGCCGTCGCGATTGAAGTTTTCCTTTACGCTGCCATTTACGACGACCGGGGGTGATTGTCGGAGCAGGTTGTTCAGAAACCCGTCCGACTCGCTGTAACGCTGGACCCTGAGAGTCAGGTCATGAACGCCACGATCCGAACGCTCATTGATATTTACCCCGCCGTTGGTGCTATTGATATGCGATGTAGCTGGATTGGCCGGGGTCAGGACTATGTAATCCCCCTCTGCCAAATCGACAATGGCCGTGCCGTTAAGGACAACGGTTGTGCTGTCTACTGCTAATGCAATGCCTGCCATGATGCGTGCTCCTTAACGGTTTACGTTGACGATGATGTCTACGGAATGAATAGCGCCGGCCAACTTA